CTATACTTGTCGAGACGCCCCATCAGATCGTGCGGTCGAGGTATGAAATACTCGAACGTACTGAACTGACGAAGGCTTGTCGTCACGTAGCATGACCAGGTGATGTTCGCTCTCAGCTGATCAGTGAGGGAAAATGGTGAACCAGGTAGTAGTTTACCTACCTGGCCAGTCATTGGCCCACACGCGATCGGTGAACTAGTTGAATACCCGAACTTACCGGATGTTACTCCGGAGTCCGAGTTATCACCTAGCTTCTGAGAGAGACTCCTACGAATCCGTCTCTTCTCCATAGCAACGTAGCTACGGAGATGGGTGTCCCATTTCTGGACCACCTCAGCCATTGACTGAAGATCGGAGATTGTTGGGCTCACGCCGAACAACCAGTTGAGATATGACCCTGCCGCTTCGGAGACGTTGCGAGGAGCATAGTTAGCCGCTTTTAGCAGCTTTCCAGCTTCCCGCTGTTCGCCAGCGATGCGAGCAAGGTTGATCTCAGACTTCGTAGGAATAGCGCGGCGGAGGAGCGAACCTGCCATACTTCGCAGGGTCGAATCCCCAGGTATGTTGGGAGAAAAACTCCCAGATACCGACAATGGAGCAATGTAGCCTTCTACATCATAATCGAAGTAGAGGGCTCCGCCACCCCAGATCCGTGCATGATATGCATGGGCTCCGGGAGTACGGTACATCGCGTAGTAGTCACGATCATTCACCAGAAAAGCTCTGGAAGAATGGTTCGCGTACTCATAATCAGCGCCTTCATAGGCACTGATCAGCGATGTAATATTGCCAGAGACAGAAGCTTTCCCAATGGAGTTTGTCTCCTCTTGAGAAAGGTCTCTGGATCTCCATCCGCGCTGAGTTTTGGTTACCCCGGCGGCAACGTAGAGGGTATTAATCCCCTGCGCTACAACGCCCGCCCTTACGGGCACCAGTGGATCTGAGTATGACTCAGAAGTCATTGGCAAGGTAACCTCCGTGGCTCGATCGAAAGACCACACATGTGCG